AATATCGGTTGCCTGACCTTTAATGTGTTGTGACTTATCAGAGCTTCTTAGTTTTCTATTAAGCTCAAGACATCTATAACCACTAGTAGGGGAGATAGGTACGCCATAATGTTTGCGTATTGGTTCTAGTACGTTTTCACACAAGAGTATAAGGTTATTATAAATTTGTTTTTCTTGAACTGTGTTGTCTATATCAAAACGATTTGCAATTTGAGATCTTTCAAATTCACGCAATCTAAAATGAGGAGACAGCTTATCGTTGCTGTTAAACATGCAATTAATTAAGCGGAAACATTCCTGAAAGTACAGCAATTAATAAAGTTCCTACAAACCCAAATAAACCAAAAGTGGCCATTCTCATAGTGCGATTTATTTCAGCCATTTCCAGTTTAATATCAGAAGTTTCTGAGAAGATCGTTTTCCAACGCTCTTCGCAACGTACCTCGTGAGCATGCAGGTTGGCTGCTACATCTGAAGTTGTTTGTCTAAGTTTAGCTGCCATAACGATACTCTAATTCTTAAACTTAGCTGTAACTTTAGAAAAAAGTTCAGGTTTAAATTTTCTTACAGAAAATCCCAAGAGTACTGCAATAATTAATAACGGTATTAATATGTCCATATTAAGCTCCTTTAAAATATGCTGGCAATCCAATCATAGGTCTACCATCATATTTGTTGGTTTTGGCATCTTTGCCACTAGAGTTATTATAATGTAAAAATACCTGTCCACAAGCGTTACCTTCAAAAGATTTTCTCCAATGTTCTAAATCGCATCCTCGATACATTAACATATCACCAGCTTCGAGTTTTACCTCTATGCCATCCTTACCTTCTTCACCTGAAGGCTCTAGGAATATAGACCAATCATCTCCACCTAGATTCATAGTAGTAGATATCTCACAAGAGTATCTATCTTTATGTCTTTTTAACTCATCACCTTTTTTATATATTCTTGCGTATGAATAAGTTTCTGTAAGTTTAAGTCCTGATTTTTTTTCCATAACAGGCTTAACCTTTTGCAATAAAGTTTCCATTACGATATCGCTATAATGCGAATAAGTTTCAGGTATTTGTGGATCGTTCCATACCCCAAAGTATTCAGTAAACCCTGATATGTATTTTTCATCAAACAAGTGCCTTGCAACTGCTCGCTTGTTTAAAAAGTATTGATAACAAAAATCTGCTAACTCTGTTGATATAGCACTTTTAATTACTTGGTATTTATCTTTTTTAAAGCTCATTTTTTCCTATTGAATGTTAGCAATCATTATTAATCTTTTTTCATTAATAGCTGGTGGTTCAACACAGTGATTAAATTTGCCATCAAAGATAATTACACCATCTTCTTTGGGGTTTGAGAAAGATTTTTTATTATTTTTATCAAAAACTATCGTTCTTCCATTTTGAAAACTATTCAAATAAACAATAACAACTTTGTGTGGTAGGTTGAAATCAGTATGCGGTACACTTTCTTTTAAGGCGTTATGTAAAACTAAATTAAGATTCATTCTATAAACAACATCAAAATTTATATTATTAAAATCTAATATTTCTTTTAATATAAAATAACATTTTTCAAAATGATCAGAGTTAGGAATGCTAATAGCTGGTACTTGTATTCCATTGTTTTCGTGTTGTGGACTTCTTAACAGCTCGTGACTAAAAAAATCAACATCTTTATCTTTTGAATCAAAAGTAGTTTTATTTTGATAAAACCAACCCATTTGTTCTGTTAGTATAATATTTTTTAAATCTTTGTAATTTTTAGTTACAGGATTTTTTAAATTAGTAATCATTTAAATGGGTATCCTAAATTCCAACACACTAAGGAGTGTCGTATTCCTTTTGTTACAGGTTTAACTCTATGCCAAACAAAAGAAGGAAAAACAATAACGCTACCTTTCTTTCTAATTTCTTCGCATATTCTAGGCTGAGAGCCTTCGTCTGTGTTTCTAAAATCAAACTCTAAATCTCCACCCTCGTATTTATCAGGATCAGTAAGCGATACAGTCATGCTAAGTTTTCTTTGTTTACCATTTGTATCGCTATTTCCAGGATGGTTATAAGGTTCTTCGTATGAGTCACAATGCCAATCGTAAAACTGACCTTTTTTGTATTCGGTAAATTGACAAGATTCTGAGAAATCCCAATCAAAATTCCAACCAGCACTTGCGTTAGCTTGGTTTATGTAAGGTTGTATTTCGTTGTATATCCACCTGTCATGCATCCAAACAACATCAGACTTGCGTTTCTTTTGAATGTTTTTGAGTTCTAGTTTGGTGAGATTGTCTTTATCAGCATTACCTGTAAGAGCACTTTCTTTTTCTTGTTCTTTACCATATTTAATAATTTCATCGCATATTCTTTCAGGAATAACTGATTGAAAGTACCAGTAGTAATATTTTAGATTCATCTTCTTTCTTTCTTTCTTGAAAAATTAGTATAGGTTAGATGTGTTTTAAAAGAAAGTTAAGTCCAGTTACCTGCTTTTACTTTTTGATAAACAATTCTTAAATCCCAACAGCTTGAGGTACCTGTTACAAAATTTACTACAGGTTCATTAATAATAACTGTTCCTGAACCGCCAGGTGCTCCTGGAGAAAGACCACCAGCTTCACCAGATTGACCACCGCCTCCGCCACCAAGGTTTGCACCACCTGCTGTCCAATAGCTAAGATTTCCGTATCCAGGAAAAGGTGAAAATGTTGGACTAACTTTACCAGCATTACCGCCACCACCAGAACCACCTAAACCACCTTGAGGGTTACCATTATTTGGTCCATGTAGTCCACCATCAAATGAACCTCCTCCTCCGCCACCCCCACGAGTAACGCTTGAACCTGAGATAGCTGATGCTTTTCCAGCACCACCTGCACCACCTTGTTGTTCACCTCCAGGAGGTCCTACGTCTACACCAGCAGCACCAGCTCCTCCGCCACCTGCAACATAACTACTAGGACCAGTGGCATTACCACCTCGATTTCCTTGTCCTGATGTTGCATTACCGCCATTGGCAGGACCATAGCCACCAGCACCACTACCACCAGGCTCACCAACTTGAGGTGTGCCTGATACTCCTCTACCTCCACCGCCACCTCCTATAGCTGTAAGTGGGGCAGCTGCTCCAAAAACTGTATTTGAGCCTACACGACCTTTAGTTAGAGGATAAAACCCACCTGTAGGGTCAGGTGGACCACCTGCTCCACCAGCACCAATAGTAATTGGAACTGCACTTTGAGGCAAAGGATGGGAGGGAACTTCTAAATGTCCACCAGCACCACCACCAGGNGCAGCTCCAGCATTACCGCCACCTCCGCCACCTGCTAAAGCTAACACCCAAGCATTTGTTGTTCTTGCTAGGGCTGTAAATGACCCTGAACTAGTATAAGTACTAATTCTAGCAGACTGACTTCCTGATGCTGTTGTTTGAGTTGCTCCGATTAATCTAGGCATTTTAACTTGTCCATGTTCCTGCTTTTACATTATCGTAAAGTGCGTTCATATCCCATATTCCTGATGCTTTGTAAGGTCCAGCTGGTTCACTAACAATAACAACACCCGAACCACCTGCTCCACTACCACCATATATGGGTGCTGGAAAACCTGCTCCGCCACCGCCTCCGCCTGTGTTCACTGTTCCTGCTACAGCTGAAGAGTTTGGTGCTATTGCTCCATTTCCACCACCACCTGCTCCACCTGTTCCACCTGCGTTACCCCAAGCATTCATAACACCACCGCCTCCGCCACCTGCTCTTGTAACAGATGAGCCTGAGATAGATGAAGCTGTACCTGCTCCGCCTGGTCCTGATTGACCACTTACTCCACCTGTTCCTACGGCACCTGCTCCGCCACCGCCACCCGAACGACCACCGCCATCTGAAGCACCGCCAGTATTTCCTTGAGATGGACTGACTGGGGGAGTATTTCCTGCTCCGCCTGATTGTGAGCCTGGAGGACCACTTCCTGCTCCACCGCCTGACCCACCAGCAATACCATCTGAGTATTTAGCACCAGCACCTCCACCTGCAGAAGTTATAGGGGTAGGAGTTCCCATCACTGAATTAGAACCTGCATTACCATCCTGACCATTAGGAACTGGAACTCCAGCACCTCCTGCTCCTACTGTAATAGGGTAAGGTGAACCTCCTGATACTGGTGTTGGACCTGTTCTA